TATGTCGAAGACAAAGAAGGCGGAAAAGGATGGTATTGGACCGGAGAGTACCCAGTTAGGGTCAGAGAACTTGCAGAATCCGACCATGCTACCCTCGCTGCTTAGATTATTGCTAGATAAAATCTCGCTTGAAGATAAAATCAAAGAATCGGGAGGAGAGACAAATAATGATCTTGATTTAATTTGGCAGCAAAAAGATCTTGCTGTTAAGGAAAAAATAGATGCATATGGGCATTTATTTACTGAGTTAGATGCTGAGGAGGCTAAACTCAAAGCTCTTAAAGATAGGATCGCGGCTTCTCAGAAGCGAATTGATGCTTTGAGAGTTAAACTTAAATCAAGGTTATATTCCTTTTCTAATGGAGAGCCATTGAGGGGAACTATATTCTCTTTTCTTCCTTATGAGTCTACTCATAAAATGATCACTAACCCAGAGCTTTTAAGTTCTAGTGAGAGATATCTTACTATAGAGATAACCGAAGAGCATTGGGATAAATTGATAAAAGGTTTTGAGAACTATCAGGAATCTATTGGGAAAGAATATTCCATTGAAGCTGTTAACGGAGTAGCAGTCGAATCGCCAGTCGAACTGAATACTCTTGAATCTTATGCAACATGGAAGATCATTTCAACGAAAGGTAAGGTTTCTGAACTATCTGACGACCATCCAGCTATAGTGGTGATCAAGGAACCTTCGGTGAGAATATCTTAATTATTTAACCCTCGAGCGCACATCATGGTGCGCGAGGGTTCTATTATGGCCGGGTCGTCTAGTGGGAACACGCGAGAGACTATACTATGTATTAGGGTGTAGGACGATAGACTCTCAATCTATAAACGGAAGTTCAAATCTTTCTCCGGCCACTATAACTAACATGTACAACAATCAAAGGTAATATCATGGCTCTATCAATGGAAACTTTAATTATAGGTTTATATAACGAAAGTAATATAGACCCATCAGGTAATTTAGCAGAGCTTGTAGGTAAAAAGTGTTATATACTAAACGAAGGAAGAATAGCTATTATAGAGGGTGTTAATGCTAGTTCTTCTCTAGTTAGGGTTAAACCTGAATCAAAGAAAGGTCAACGTTCGAATGAAACCGTTGACTTTAGCAATTGTTATATCATAAAGGACGATAAGCAACTCTTGGAAGATGTAGAGAATCATCTTACAAAACTTCTCGAAGAGGTGGAGGAGAGATTACGTTTTATGTCAGAAAAGGGTGTAGCCAATTTTGAAGAGAAGGCTTTCCAGGTAGATAGTATCGTCCGAAGGCTGAGAGAAGCTTCTTCTGATCCTGTAATATTAGAAGAAATTGTCAGAAATATAATAAATTAAACAATTTTTTATCGGAATATTGACTTTTGGGATAGATTGTATTATATTGACATATAGTTTATTTTTACTGTTGACAGTAAAGAATATATTACTAGCATGTAAATATAATACATGATATCTTAGAAGTCAATTCTTTTTTTTTGTAGTCGGTTATTTTTTAACAAAGCGTGATGTCAACATGATTAAATTTCTAAGAGTTCCGGATTATATAACATCAAGATATATGTCATGGAAAAGTGACTCAAGATTTGGAAGAAAACAATGGATAGACAGATCGGTAGAATCAGAAGGATATTATTATAACGATGTTGATTCTACTGGCTCTACTTATACTTCAACTCAATTCTCTAAGATACAAGAAGTAACCGGCATTCCTGTCTCAATTAACTACCTTTATCCTATCTGTAACCAAAGCTTAGCTTTACATGCTCAGACTAAACCATCTATGCGTACTTTATCAATGGATGGGAGAGCTAAAACTCATGCGATTATTTTAGATAAAATGAAGCATGGTGTCTTGTATAACTCCAATGCTCCAATAGAGATTGAGTCCCATATTAAAGATATGCTTATAGCAGGTATGGGGCATTTAATGGTGGTCCCAACAAGTATTTATCAGCCAGGTCTATTTAAAGTAGGTCTAGCTTATGTCCCATATGATGAGACTATATTAGATATTAATGCTAAGAAAAGAACTCTTGATGATATGGAGGGATTCTTTATTGAAAGAGTTTTTACTATAGCTAAGGCAATGCAGTTATTTGGTGATGTTATATCTAATCTTCAAGATGAGCAGGGAAACCCTGTAGATATCCAATCGTTAAGTAATGTATTATGGGCAGAAGGGGATATAACTGAAAAACAAGATGTAACTTCTACATCTTATAGTCAGTCTGGTAAAGTTATAGTTAGAGAATTCTATGAGAAAATCTTTACTACAATGTATGTAGTCCCTGATTCCAAGACCAAAGTAAACACATATCTTTTTGCTGAAAATCTTGACGAGGCTTCTCAAAGCATTTTAACTACTGCTGTACAGGAATTCCAAGGTGTTTATATAAAGCGCACATTGATCATGGGGGATTACATTGTATTTGATGAAATTTTACCTATTACTCAGTGGCCTTTAAAAACTACATTTTTCGAATGGGGAGGCAGACCCTATAGATCTTATGGTATGATTCACTTTACTAAAGATATGCAGGCTGCTATTGATAAGATTATACAAATCATGTTACTAAATGGAATATTATCTAATAATGCTGGTTGGACAGCCCCTAAAGGTTCTATACCCCAAGAGGATAGACCTAATTGGGAGAATTACGCTAATGATCCACGCAAGATAAAAGAGTATATTCCTAAAGATACTGGTACTGAAGTGCTTAAACCTGAAAGAGATCAAGTTCCACAGTTAAGTAATTTTTATCCAATGGTGCTAGAGATGCTTAAAAATGGAATAGAATATTCTACTGGGATCAATGCTATTCTTCAGGGAAATGCACAAGAGGCTGGAGTAGATGTTTTTTCATCACTACAGCAATATCAAAATGCAGCTATGATGCGAGTAATACTTTCCACTTCGCATGTAAATCAAACACTGACAGAAATAGGTCAAGTCTTAACAGAGTATTTGACAGCTAACATAACTCCCGATACATACTACTTTTTTGATGATAAGGGCGATTTGGATGAGCTTAAAATAGCGCAGGATATAGCTAGTGACATTAAATTATATAGATATTTAGTTATTAGCATACCTCAACAATATATGCCTTCACAGAGATTAGCAGTAAGTACAGAGTTAATGAAGATTGCTCAGTCTTCTCCAGACCCAGTTGAGAGAAGTCTGTATACTCAAACAGCTATAGACATGACTGAAATTCCAGGTGTAAGTCAGCTAAGAGAACAGTTAGATGTTGTTCGTAATACTCAATCAAAACTCCAAGATATGCAGAAATCGTATGACAGACTTATGGAAACATCTAAGCAAATGGAAAACAAGTACATTAATGTTCAGTTGGAGAATCGTATCTTAACTGAACTAATGCAAAAAGAACGCTTAATTACGGCAAATTATAGCGCACTTGAAACAGAGTTATCACTAGCTAAAAAAATGGCTAGTTCTTCTCAACAAAATAATGGAGTAAATAATGCCGGAAGATAGACAACCCATCGATACGAATGAGCCATTAGATTCAATGTTTTCGCAAGGTGACGGCGGTGTCGGTGATGGCGGACCTGATACAAACGTAGAAGATCCAATATTACAGGATATCGATAAGTTATTTGGCGATAGTAATACTGATTCTAATTCTTCGCAAGGTGGTAAACAAAAACCGCAGGGAAGTCCTTCATTTCAGGGTGGGGATCCTTTTCAGCGAAAACCTGGGGATACTACCCCAAATAATCCCGAAGAGTTACTGAAGAGACTTCAGTCAGAACGGGATAGTGCTCGTGCCTCAGTCAGTAAATATGAAGCGGAACTTAAGCAGTATAGGCCTATTGCAGAATTTATTAATTCTCTTCCTGATGATGAAGCGGCACGTAAAGCATTTATAGCGGAGTTGGAACCTGATTTAGTAAAGCCGAAGGATGCTTTAACCTTTGTAAAAGAGGGTCTAAAGAAAGAGTTCGGGGAAGAGTTCACTCCTAATATAGAGGAATCTGGCGTATTTGGTTCTCCCACTTGGTTATACAATGAGAGAGCTAGAGATCTGCTTTCAGAATGGAAAAATCAGAAGACTCAAGTACCTACTTCTTTAAAAGAACTTCGCGAAACGCGAAAGCGTAAGAGGGAAGAAGAGACTCAAGCTGCAATGCTAGAGAAACAGGAGATCATGACCAAAAGAAAATGGGATGATAATCGCTGGGACTCTTTTGCAAAATGGGTAGGCTCTGTAAAGGGCATTCACATGGCGGCTTTTTTTGATTATATAGAAAATCGTAGGGAAAGTAATAAATCTCCATTTTCGTTAGCGGGAATGCCAGGCGGTTCGCCCTTAAAAGGCTCAAAGATGATGGAAAATTTAGACAAGTTCTTTGGGCAATAACCAATTAATTTAGGAGAATACGATGGCTAACGGATATGATATAACATACTACCAAGGTCAGCCAATCGTTGATAACATTCCCGTGGTGCAGCGTACGTACGATCTTCGTACTGCGATGCTTACAAAAATCTCAGAAGGTCGTGCAAACCTCATGAGACTTCTTTTTGAATATGCAAGAAGAAGTGGAGCTTATATAGCAAGGGATGTAGAAACGAGATGGGGCCTTGAATACGAAAGACTCTCAAGGATTTATTTTACAGAAGATTCTACATCTTCAAGTGGAACATTGCATGATCTTCTTCATGTAGCTAATTCTGAGGGTAGAAGACTTCAGCCCGGCGATGTTTTAAATTTGATGGGCTTCTGGGTAAAATATGATTCAACGACAGGTCGTACAATGGCTAATGCTGATGGATCAGTGTCCAATGTAAAGACCTCAGTTTATTTCTTACCAGAACAAGTTAAAATTCTGGAAAATTATGGTGACGATAGTGCTTCTTCTGGCAATACTATAATAAAAGTTAGGCGT